TATACGGCTGGATAGTTTGTACCATCTACAAATACTGTCTTGTCATCTCCATCAAAGTTAAAAGTGACGTGTCTTACTTTACCTCCACCTGTTAAAGGTGAAGTAGCCATATGTGTCCAGGTTGTACCTGTACTAAAAAAGTAACCTGTCTTATTTACGTCTGCTGTTTGAAGACCTACCTTTTGAAATGTAAGAGTTACATCATCAGATAGTGATTGTGTAGAAGATAATACAATATTGTTTTGATCTGTTACAGTAGAAACAGTTACCGTACCAGAGATACCTGTACCCGTAACCACCATACCTACAGCTATAGTTCCTACATTACCATCTAAAGCTACACCAGTAGAGGAAGAAGTAGCACCATTAACAACAGCCGTTGCTTGGTATGCTGTTACAGCAGCAGCGTCAATTTTACGTACAGCTACAGCACGTCCACTAGATACAACTTTTACACCTAATACATTTCCTGTGCCTGGTATCTCAGTAGAGCTAAACTTCTGGTATCCTCTTATCTTTGTATACCCACCCTGTCTGTCAGGCTCCATGTTTTGTAAAATAGTAGTGGAGCCAATAGCGTTAATACCCTGTTGTAAGGGAGACTGATTAGAGATCAAACCACCTTTGAACTCAACAGGAAAGGTAGACCATTGTGTAGCCATTAAAAGTGTACTCTCGTATCTCTTAGATAATCTGTTCTGTTAATGTTTATACTTCTAAGATGTTTTATACCTTGTTCAAACTTTTGTAGCATAGCATTTGAACTAGCTGTGTCCCCTCTGAACTGGTATGCATAATGCATTGCACCATCTACAATAGTAAATCTATACTGTTCTGGTATGGAGGGAACATCTGTAGCAGAGATAAGATCGTAGCCTATTCTATAATATTCGTATACCATTTCATATGCTTTATCTGGCATGGGATAGCATATTAGTTCTCTGCTGGGTGTTCTTATTATGTGTGTAGGACACCCCTTTGTTTCAGTATTGTACTCAGCATCAGCATACTTTTCTAGATACTCTTCATATGTCATGTTCTTTAGTTTGACAGTACCAACATTAAGAGTAGAGTTTCTTTTTATTCTAACACTATTCATGTTTATAG